GACCCGATCATCAAACGAAACATAAAATTAGCTCACATTATGAGGAAAGGTATCTTTTTGCGCTATGTAAATTCAAAGGGTTAGCCTCATTTTCCCGATGGCTTTCTCAACACTACTAGTTGTGAGCCCTTGCAATGTTCATTAATATACGTCTCACAAATAATTCACAGATATTGCAAAATGGATATTACTGAGTTTCCTTCTGGAGTAATTGAACACCTTGGCTGGTATGTATACCGATTGATTGATCCTAGGGACGGAAGCACCTTCTATGTAGGGAAAGGCAAAGGTAACCGCGTATTTGCCCATATGCGCGGTGAAGTGGCAGCGGCTGATGATGACGACTTACTGAGCAACAAGCTAAAGCAAATCAGAGAAATAAGATTAGCGGGACTTGAAGTTATCCATGTCATCCATCGACATGGAATGACTGATGAAAAGACGGCGTACGAAGTTGAAGCAGCACTTATTGATGCCTACCCTGGGTTAACGAATATCATGAATGGTGCTGGCAGCAATGAATTCGGCGCCGCGCATGTCAAAGAGTTGATAGCAACATATCAACCCGAAACCATAACATTTCATCATAAAGCATTAATGATTTCCGTTAACAGAAGTGCAAAAGATTCAGAGCTTTATGATGCGGTTCGATTTAGCTGGCGCATTAATGTCTCGCGCGCCAGTAAAGCAGAAGTCATTCTTGCTACTGTAAGGGGGATCGTTCGAGGAGTTTTCATTGCTGATAAATGGCTAAAATCAACGCGTGAACATTTTCCTACGATGAAATACTGGGACGAAGACCCTGACTTTGAGGCAACACAAAGCTCTCGCTATGGTTTTGAAGGTCGAGAAGCCCCACCTGAAATAGCAAACCTTTATCTTGGGAAAAAAATACCAGATGAATTAAGAAAAAAAGGAGCTATGTCTCCAGTTCGTTACTCACCTAATTTTTGAATCTTCAAGTGGTAAGCATAAACCGCAGCACGATCTTGCATACGACGTGCTACGGTTTCATTTATCTCCGGCCGGAAACTTCTTATACAGTGTCGATACACCAACATCATAGATGATCGCTACCTTCTGGCGAGGAATTCCTGCTGCAATTAATCGTCCGGCCTGCGCCCATTGTTCTGGTGTAAGTTTGGGACGACGTCCACCAATTCGTCCCTGTGCGCGAGCAGCTTCCAGTCCAGCTTTTGTTCGTTCAACAATCAGTTCTCGTTCCATTTCAGCCAGGGCCCCCATCACATGAAAGAAAAAGCGCCCCATTGGGGTACTGGTATCAATAGCATCCGTCAGGCTGCGAAAATTAACGCCACGTTCGCGCAACTCCTCAACCAGAATGACCAGATGCCGCATACTGCGCCCCAGCCGATCCAGTTTCCAGACAACCAGAGTGTCACCTGCCGATAATGTCCTGAGCAGTTTTTTCAGTCCCGGCCTTTCGGACTTTGTACCGCTTATCTTGTCTTCAAAAATCAGCTCGCATCCTGCACAGTTCAGCGCATTACGTTGTAGATCTGTGTTCTGGTCATTTGTTGACACACGTACATAGCCAATAAGCATGGTAGATCTCCCTGACAAAAGCAGGAATGATGCCATTTGCTCGTTATTTCTGCATTTTCATAAACGTTGGTTTGGGAGAAGCGGCAAAACGGGATGTGGGGACAGGGGAAAATCAGATACCGGACATGGCCTCTTTTGCCAGTGGTAATGGATGGATGAAATTACCCAACGGGAAAATCCTGCAATATGGTCGTGGTGCGGTTACGCCGACATTATCGACGCAAACAATGAGAATTACATTCAGCATCCCTTTCCCCAAAAAAGCGGACTGCGCCATGCTTACTCATTCTGGTGATGGCGGTGCGCCTTTAGGCGCTGGGCGAGGGTTCGTGATGACTGCAGAAGGCCCAACGTTAACCGGCTTTAATTCTGCTTACAGAACGTCATCAACCAGCGACACGGTATCGATGAATTACAGTTGGTGGGCTGTTGGTGAGTAATTTTATTCAGGGTGATTTATATGGACGAATATGTTTATAGCGCAAGGCATAATGCTTTTTTCCCTGTGGATATGATTGATAAATATAAATCAGAGGGATGGGATTTATCAGACGCTAAGGAAGTAAATCAAAATATTATCAGTGAGTTTATGGCTGAACCGCCACAAGGAAAAATCCGTATTGCCGGAGATGATGGGCTGCCTGCGTGGGCAGATATTCCTCCACCCACGCATGAAGAGCTTATTGAAATTACTGAATCAGAAAGACAGCTACTAATTAACCAGGCCAACGAATACATGAACAGTAAGCAATGGCCCGGTAAAGCGGCTATTGGTCGTCTGAAAGGTGACGAACTGACGCAATATAATTTGTGGCTGGATTATCTGGACGCACTGGAGCTGGTCGATACTTCCGGTGCGCCAGATATTGAATGGCCTACGCCTCCGGCAGTTCAGGCCAGATGACATCCGGCGCGGTGCTGGTATCTGTTGCCGTCACCGCGTCAATGTAATCCAGCACGGCGTTAAGTCGGGTTGTTTCTGCCTGAGTCAGTTTCCGTCCGGCCTGTAACTTCAGCTGAATCAGACTAATGGAAGCCATTGCTGCATCAATCAGTGATTGGCGCTGTGCTTCTGCCGCGTCTACTGCGGCACTGTGTTGTGCCTCAGTGTCTGTCACCCATTTCTCACCATCCCATTTATCGTATGGCGTTAACGGTGAAATCGTGACATAACCGTCTTTGATGGCACCGATATAATCCACTGTAACAGCTGCGCCATTTTCGATTGAGTAAACAGTCTCATTGCGATGGTCTTCTTCATGGCTCCATCCCTTACCTGTAAATACTGCCACTCTTCCCGGAATGTTTTCGCCAGGGTCAATACCAGTGGAACAGGCGGGCATACTTACGCCAGTATTAATATATTCATCAGACCAGCCCGTATACTCAGATGTTTCAGCATCATAATAAAAACAACGCATATCGCCCGGCACTGTAGCCAGCCCATTTTCATCAAAAACAGGTTTCATTATTTAGCCCTCACCAGAAAGTTAAATGCAATATTTCGCGGTCTGACTGCAACAAAATTCACACCATCACCCACAGAGTTACTGGTGAAATTAAATCGTGAAAATCCTGGCTGATTTCCGGCGATGCCATCATGAAAGTTAATTGCGTGTCCCGCACCTTCGCCTATATTCCCGGCAAACTGAGAAAAGTTTGTAGCTGCCTGCCAGCTTAATAATTCGCGACCACCGTCTGCACCTCGCCCGTCATCCCAGATACGAATGAAATCACCGCGGGCTTCAGGTAATACCAGCGAAGGAAACACTTTCGCCAGCACAGGATAATCAGTGGCAGAGAATTTCGCGCCGTTGAACTTCAAAAACACCATACAGGACCAGCTGTCGATTACAGTATTTGGCATTGCAGCGGACGGCCAGAAGAACGGAACGCCAATAGCTGGAGCACCTTCTCCCAAACCAAGGTTTTGAAGAGCCGTTTTCACCGTGCCGTCCGATTTGATATCGCCAAACGGATTCTTGCGGCTCAGGTATTCAACAGCAAACCCCGATCCCAGCAATTCAACAAAACCGGGCAGATCACCATTATCAAGCACATCCCGTTGCGTTTTATCACTTACAAACTGGGCCAGAGCTGCAGCAATAAAGCTGGCCTGCCGAATAACCTTATTGACTTGCGCACTGGATGCTTTCCCTGCTGTAAATCCGGATATAAGCGCAGGCAACGCTTCCCATTCCTCCTGCGACATAACATTGGCATTTCGATCAGTTGCAAACGCTTTAAAGTCATTTTTCGCCATCAGAGTAATACTCCCCATGCCCCTACATCAAAACCACTGATGAATTCGTTATCCATATCAAAACCAAAAAATTTAGAGCCTTCCGATGGAGTTTCCACCGAAGGTGTTTCAATGCCCCCCGCCCATACCCCGGCGGCTTTTACTGTTAGATACCCCTGTTTAATTGCCGCAATTAACTCACGCGATACATCTGAAATATCAGTATCAGGAAAGACCCAGACCGATATCGTCATGTCCTGGTTATCGATGTTGGCGATCCGACGCATCTGCTCACGGTCAAAGTTAACCATCTGTGCGGCGATGTTTTTCATAAATCCACCCCGTAAATCCAGTCAGTGTTTGTCAGGTCGAGTTTTGGTTTGCTGGCTGTCACGCCTGCCTGTTGCTTGTTACGGTTGATTTCGAGCTGGGTCCACTTGTCGCGGAGTTTGGCCGGACTCAGCACGTTACCGGACCAGAAGTTGTCCTGGCAGGCCCAGCGGAAAAGCACACACATATCGCGGTGGTTACGTCCGTCACGTTCACGCATCAGGCGGATATCGTTAGCCCACCCAGCAAAATTCGGTTTTCTGGCTGATGGCGCGATGGTCTTCACCATGTCAAACATCCACTCTGCGGCGGTCAGGTCTTCTGCTGTTCCCCACTTGCTGCCGCTCTGAATTGCAGCATCCGGTTTAACCACAGAAAGATCGTTTTCTGGCTGGTCAGAGGATTCGCCAGAATTCTCGGACGAATAATCTTTTCTTTTTTCTTTTGTAATAGTGTCTTTTGTGTCCCCCTGTTTTGAGGGATAGCAATCCCCCAATTTGAGGGATGTTTTATCCCTCGTTTTAGGGGATTTTCCCTCGTTTTGAGGGATACACCATTCTGAGATGTTTTTATTTGGTCCAAACATGCCGCCTTGCTGCTTGATAATATTCATTCTGACGAGTTCTAACTTGGCTTCATTGCACCGTTTGACAGGTAACTTTGTAATCTCGCTAAGTTGAGAATCGGTGATTCTGTCCATTGGTTTATTCCACCCATAGGTTTTACGCAGAATGGCAAGCAGCACTTTAAACTGTCGCTTGGTCAGATCTGCGCCCGAATAAGCCTCAAGCAGCATATTTGATAGTCTGGCGTAACCATCATCGAGATCTGCCACATTACGCTCCTGTCCGGCAAAGTTACCTCTGCCGAAGTTGAGTATTTTTGCTGTATTTGTCATAATGACTCCTGTTGATAGATCCAGTAATGACCTCAGAACTCCATCTGGATTTGTTCAGAACGCTCGGTTGCCGCCGGGCGTTTTTTATTGGTGAGAATCGCAGCAACTTGTCGCGCCAATCGAGCCATGTCGTCGTCAACGACCCCCCATTCAAGAACAGCAAGCAGCATTGAGAACTTTGGAATCCAGTCTCTCTTCCACCTGCTGATCTGCGACTTATCAACTCCCACAGCTTCCGCTGTCTTCTCAGTTCCAAGCATTGCGATTTTGTTAAGCAACGCACTCTCGATTCGTAGAGCCTCGTTGCGTTTGTTTGCACGAACCATATGTAAGTATTTCCTTAGATAACAATTGATTGAATGTATGCAAATAAATGCATACACCATAGGTGTGGTTTAATTGGATGCCCTTTTTCAGGGCTGGAATGTGTAAGAGCGGGGTTATTTATGCTGTTGTTTTTTTGTTACTCGGGAAGGGCTTTACCTCTTCCGCATAAACGCTTCCATCAGCGTTTATAGTTAAAAAAATCTTTCGGCCTGCATGAATGGCCTTGTTGATCGCGCTTTGATATACGCCGAGATCTTTAGCTGTCTTGGTTTGCCCAAAGCGCATTGCATAATCTTTCAGGGTTATGCGTTGTTCCATACAACCTCCTTAGTACATGCAACCATTATCACCGCCAGAGGTAAAGTAGTCAACACGCGCGGTGTTAGATATTTATCCCTTGCGGTGATAGATTTAACGTATGAGCGCAAAAAAGAAACCATTAACACAAGAGCAGCTTGAGGACGCACGTCGCCTTAAAGCTATTTATGAAAAAAAGAAAAATGAACTTGGCTTATCCCAGGAATCTGTCGCAGACAAGATGGGGATGGGGCAGTCAGGCGTTGGTGCTTTATTTAATGGCATCAATGCATTAAATGCTTATAACGCCGCATTGCTTGCAAAAATTCTCAACGTTAGCGTTGAAGAATTTAGCCCTTCAATCGCCAGAGAAATCTACGAGATGTATGAAGCGGTTAGTATGCAGCCGTCACTTAGAAGTGAGTATGAGTACCCTGTTTTTTCTCATGTTCAGGCCGGGATGTTCTCGCCTGAGCTTAGAACCTTTACCAAAGGCGATGCGGAGAAATGGGTAAGCACAACCAAAAAAGCCAGTGGCTCTGCATTCTGGCTTGAGGTTGAAGGTAATTCCATGACCGCACCAACAGGATCCAAGCCCAGCTTTCCTGACGGGATGTTAATTCTGGTTGACCCTGAGCAGGCTGTTGAGCCAGGCGATTTCTGTATAGCCAGACTTGGTGGTGATGAGTTTACCTTCAAGAAACTGATCAGGGATAGCGGTCAGGTGTTTCTACAGCCACTAAACCCACAATACCCAATGATCCCATGCAATGAGAGTTGTTCCGTTGTGGGGAAAGTTATCGCTAGTCAGTGGCCTGAAGAGACGTTTGGGTGATAGGAAGTAAGTTTTATGTTGACGGCACAGTCAACTTGGCATAGATTAATTAAACCAAGCCCAGCCCCGTTCGCAGACAATTGTTAATATCTGCATAACGGCTCTGGGCTATTTTTTTGGGACTCTTATGAAGAAAGCAGCAATTTTAATTGATGCGGGTTTTTTCATGCAGCGTGTTCATGCTACGCATCGTAAACACTTCGCCGAGCATGAACTGACTGCGCAATGCATAATGAAAGTAATATGGTCAATGGTTCTTTCCCATCTTAATGGAAAACGTCAATCACAAGAACGTAGGGAACCGCTTGAGCTTTATAGAATTTACTTCTATGACTGTCCACCACTCGACATTCAAACACGCCTTCCACTTCCTGAGCCTGGCAATAAGACGCCTGGTCGCAAGAATTTCAAACTCGAAAAATCATATATTCTGAGAACGGAGCTGCATGAAGAGTTAAGAAAAACTCGAAAAACAGCCTTGAACCGCCCCGGGTTTCCTGGAGAGTGTTTTATCTGTGAACTCAGGCTGCCAGATCATCGTTTCCGATGG